ATTGGTCTCCAATCAGGCATTCCGTCACTATCATCAGCGTTGATGTATCCTTCATCTGTAATTCTTGTAAACAAATCGTCACTTTTAAATGTTGTTTGTATACCCGAACCATCTAAAAAATCTAAATTATCATCATCATTATAATAATATTGACCATATGAATTATATTCAGGCATATTTTTTAGTATTTTATATTCTATTCTACCAGCCATTAAAATTGTTTCCCATCTTGATCTAATTCAGGTTTAATTTGTGTCTCTACTTTTTCTGGAACACGTGTTTCTTGTTCATAATCTATTCTATAGTCATTATATATAAATCCATCATTTCCATTTCCACTTAAATCTTGTAACATCCCATCACTTTCCGAATCGAATCCTATATCTAGTAATAAATATTTGTTAAAATCATTTGACATGACAGAAGTTATTAAAGATTTGTCATCAATCGCATTCCAACTTTCTCTTTCCTCATGACCAAATGGTATTCTATCACCTTGTAGTCCTAAATTTTCTTCATCAAATTCACCATAAACATTTAATTTTGGTAAAACTGGATAATAATAATTATTTCCATATTCATTTTGTCCAATCCAAATCTGCCCATCAGTATCACTTGCGTTTACAGATATTAAATCATCTTCATTATATTCTAATCCTGTTCTATCACCTATAAAATAATTTTGAGGAATTATATTTTTCCAATATGTTTCTAATTTTGGATCTCCACCATATTCATCATTAAATCCTAACATTTCTGCCATACTTATAGATTCATTAAAATATCTAACTTGCCCTAAATCTAAATTACCAAAACTTTTTCCAAGTTCACCATTAAAACGATTATATTTTCCTGAATATATTAGTGTTCCATCAAAAGCGTCATAGACAGGAGTCATAAAAGCATTTAATTCATCAGCAATAAAATTTTCATCCATTTGTGCCAGTGCATATTGTGTCATAATCATATCATAATGAAATAGAAATTGTAAATCTAAAGGTTCTTCTTCAGGAATATCAGAAAAATATCCCAATTGTCTTAATATATTTTTATAATATATTCCTTTTTTTGAAATACCACCAATCACAGCTTGATTGGTATTTGTTTGATTTAAAATATAAGGATGTTCTGAATAGCCTTCTGGTTCATTTATATTAATTTTTGTTGTAAATTTAAAAAATCTATTAACACCAAAATCATGTAAATTTTTTGCTTCGGTATCTGCTGGTTGACATTTAATATTTTTGCTATCATCTATTTGATTTAAAGTATTATGACATTGTTCATGTGTACTACAACTCAAACCAGATTCAGAACCACCGATACAAACACCACCATTATCTATATCACTACAAAATCCCACACAATGATTATCATTTGTACAAGCCCAATTTCTACCATCATGTTCTCCATGTATATCTACACAAGTTCTACCTTTATGTATACTAAACCAATATCCTGTTATTTCATACACTCCTGGTTTAGAATATGTGTGTCTTAACTCTTGATTTTTATTTAATTCATAAGCTTCAGTTTCATATTCTATTTCACCATCACCCCAATCAAGTTGAAGTAAATACATTGGAATATTATCACTCATTGATTGTGCTATTTCCCTACTATTTTGCCATGGATTACTTCCATATTTAGTTGGTTGAAAATGAAATATAACTTCTGATGGTGCTGTTGTTTCTTGATATTTAATTGGTTGTAAAATTGGGTCGTAATATTCCCATAATCTTGAATTTTCACCTGTTAAAGACCTTTGTGTATATGTTAAAACATCTGGTAACCATTGTTCATAGTTTTCTGTAATGAGACATCCATTATTACTTGTATTATTTTCAGGATTATCAGATAAATCATTCTCTCTATCAAAAGCCTTTAAATCAACACCACATTCATTTTCTACATTTTTAACAAGACCATCGAATTTTTTACCTATTCCTCCTAATCCTCCCCATTTTTTACCTGACATTGTAAAGTCTTCATAAAAATAATTATCTATATACCCATCAGTACCTAAATTTCGGTCAAGTAATCTAAAATTATTAGGATCATCGGAATAATAAAAAGTACCTAATGATGGTCTTCCATCTGTATCAAATCCACCATTAAAAGTAGGTTCAAAATCTTGTTTTCTATATCTAAATTCATCAGTAAATGGGTTATTAATCCATTGACCTTGATATGGTTGTTGGTAATTAGATAAAGAAACTTCCCAATCAATTGAATTTCCAATATTTAATGTATTTTCAAGTGTAGTACTTGAACCATCCAAATCATAAATTGTTAATTCAATACGATAATTATCATTTTTTATAAAACGATATCCAACACCACAAGAAACAAATGTATGTATATTAAATGCACCATCTATATTTTGATCATCAAGTAAAATTGGACAATCTGGATTTGAATTACTATCGTTACCACTACCTTCGTTGTTATAATCTGGATGTGAAAAATAATGATAAGAACTTGTAGCCCACCAATACTTTAATGAGTTATTACTTGAATCAAATATTTCTAATTTATAAGCAGATATCTGATTTTGTGAATTATCAGGTTCTATGGATTCAATTCCACCATAATTTTCATTACATGTAGAATAATCATTTTCACCATCAATACATAAAGTACCTGTAGTATCATTACCAGCTGGTCTGAATACATAATAATCTAAACCAGAACCAATACCTGATGATGGTATCATAACCATATCACCAAAGAAACAAGTACCAGCGTCTTCCTCATCTTCAAGAACTGGATTATAGTTTATTGCTCCTTCAGTCATACACCCAACACAATTATTAAAATTTGGATCATCTAAATCTTGATATACCTCACCACATTCATCAATATAATTACCACTTTGACACCAATTATTATGTTCATCGTTATTAGTCCATGGACCTGTACAAGAACAATTATTTTCTATATCTACCCAACGACATGATTCATTATTAATGTAGTAAGGTTCTTCTGGAGGAAGTTCATCAATATTTGTATAATTACATGCAGTTTCATCTACACAAATAGTACAAGCTAAATTTGGAACACCATAACCACCATATCCATCTTCATAACAATTTCCACATTCATCTGGTTCACTACCACAAGTTGGGCAACCTTTCCACTCATTATTATCACAACCACTTGGTACACAATCAGGATCTGCAGAATCACAATCATTACAATAACAAGGACTTACTATATTTCCATCTGCATCTGTTGGACAGTCTTCATTGCTATCATATAAAGTTCTATCATCACAACCACAAGGATATAGACTATCTATTCCATCATTATAGTCATTACCAGTATTACCACCTGTGCATGTATCACATTCATCAACTACTGCTGTTCCATTACAATCATTGTTACAATCTTTCATTGGACAAAATGCATCAGAATTTTCAGTTGTTTCATATGTTGGATTTACTGGATATAAATTTGGACCATCATATCCACTTCCACATGTATCATCATTACATCCTGTACAAGCACAAGTAGAACAAGCAGTATCACTTGGTACTAAACAATCATTACAAGTCCAACTTCCCCCTACATTATTATTTATATTTCCTTCAACACATAAACCACAATCATCTGGATACCAACACTCTTGTTCTTGTATTTGACCAGGACAATATGTTGGTTGATTATTTTCACAACCATTTGCTGGACAATCTATTTCTACTTGACAAACTTCTTCGTAACAATCTCCCCAATTACCATTACAGATTGGAACATCTTCAGTTCCATTTATTGTAGCTGTAGGTGGACAATATGTATCGTTAGCATTACAAGTCTCATCACCACATTCAGTTGGCATTATACACATACTATTTTCTGCAAATGTACAAGGTATTGTTGTACAAGCTCCATTACCATCTTTTCTCATACCATAGTTACAAGCTTCTGGAATATTACAACCATAACATACAACATCTGTTCCCTCACATTGTCCACAAGTATCCGTAGTTCCTGGACAATCAGGTTCTGGGTCATTACAATCAGTAGTCCATGTTTCAACTTTGTTTGGGTCTTGTCCACCACCAGTTGGGGTATAATTATCAGGTAAAGAATAATACTGACCAAAAGAAGGTACAAGTCCTTCGAATGGTGTTCCCAATGGACATATGTTTTGTTGAAAAAATGGGTCACCTAAACCATCTCCATCATCATCAAAACAATGCTTTACTACACCTAATTCACCTGGAGTTCCACAACCACAATCTTGATCTTCATTACCACTAAAACATATATCATCACAACCTTTATTTTCGTTCTCACCAAAACAAACACCACATTCATCTCTTTCAGTTGGTAAACAACATTGAGGTCCTACATTTGCATGATTATCATAAGTAGCTGAACCGCCACATTGACCATTACAATCCATGTCATTACAAATATTTGACATAATACAATTGGTTTCAAAAGCATCACCATCACAATTACCACATTCATCCCATTTCAATGGTCCATTTTCACTACAACTACATTGGTTGTTTGCAACATTAGGCATATTAAATTGATTTTCTCCACATCCACCACAATCATCCCAATAAAGTGGAGTAGTTCCATCACAATCACATACAGGAAAACCTCCAGACCAAGTTTGTGAATAATTATATCCAGGAAAATCGACAATAACATATGCATCATCTGGATCTTGACATAATCCACAAGAATCTATAAAATCATCACCAAAACAACCACCATTACATTGTTCAAAATTTGGATAATTATCTGTAGTCCATAATCCAGAACCTTCGTAACCTTTAAAATCAATCCACTCTTCTATTGTATAATAATCTATTTGTCCATCACCATCTGTATCTATACCATCAGTACATAATCCATAATGTGTATAATCTACATCATCATTAATATGTCCAAGTTGGTATCCATCATACCAACTTCCTGTATTAGGTGGACAGCAACCACATTGTTGTAAAAAGTTAGGTGTTAATTGAGTTGAACCACCAGTACACACTCCACAAAAATCAATAACAGCAGGTCCAAATTGTATCCAATCATCATCAGTTGGAACATTTCCTAAACAATCAGCATCAAATTCACAACAAGCTGTTTCCATTCCAGATTGATCTGGATAGTTTGCACTACAATCAAATAAACAATCCATACTATTACCATCTGCATCCGTACATCCTTGTGAATCTGTACCAGGACCATTATTAGCTCCAACAAATATACAACCAGCACATCTTTGACCATTTCCATTACAATCACCACATTGATCTAATCCAGGATATTGATTGTTTCCTTCAAAATCTTGTGTTATAGTTCCATTAAAATCACAAGTATCTGAACCATCTTCACATATACCATTTTCATAAGGTGAACCACATCCTGAATTTGAACCATAGTCACAACAACCATTACAATCTTGAGATGATTCACCAAAAACATTAAATGCTGGATTTATATTACCATCTATATCTCTAAAACAATTACCACAATCATCGATACCATAGAAAAAATCTTGTTCCCATTTACATTCAGGTGTAAATTCATCATTTAAACAAACATCTACGTCTTGAATAGCTCTACAATATTCTTCAAAATCACCATCCGTACCACCAAATGATTCTTTAGCTTGACAAGCAAATGTTTCATTAGGTATCATCCTACCATCAACTTCTGTTGAAGGGTATGTACCACTATCCCAAACGATATCTGTTCTACAAAAATCACCTAACTCATCTTCGTTTAATGTCAAAGACCAACAACCATTAGTAACAGGTAATTCATTAGAACAAAAATAATTAGTAGTAAGGTCACCACTACCTAAACCATCACAATCATAATCATGATAATATTGTTTTCTAATATTATTACCACCACAAGAATAATCACAATCCAAGACATTACCTACACAATCACAACAATCTTCAACCTCAAAACCAAAATCAGAACCACATAATTCTACAAAATTAGAATTAGGTATTCCTGAACCTGCAAATCCGTTATCACCTATCGTGTAGTATCCATCAGAAGAAGCGTCAACACAAGCATATTCTCCAAGTTCATAAGTGTTCTTACCCCCTAAAAAATCTGCAACATTATCAGAATCTGTTGGATTATAATTACAAGCTGTTGGGTCTGAATAACATCCACAAGCTGCTACATCCAAACAACTTGTTCCATCAACTACACCATCATCTCCAAAACAATATTGAACTGTATCACAACATATTTCTTCTCGTGCATCACCTTGACATACACCAGCACAATCTCTTCCAGAATCTGGTGTGAAATCACCATCTCCAATCCAATAAGTTGATTCAGAACAATTAAGTGCACAATCTAAAACTCCACCTAAACAACATCCATTTTCTTCTGTTAAAGTATCAGGTTCACCACAACCACAAGATTCATTATGTTTGTTAAGTTGGATTACATGTGGTATTGGTCTACATTGTGGATCATCTCCACAAGTATCTAAACAATCACCACCATCACAATTAAAATCAATTGAATCTAACACGCCATCACCATCAGTATCTAAATTAGCATGAGCATGTCCTGGATAAAGATATATTGGACTACATGTATATGATGTTCCATTACAAACACCATTACCAATTGCTGCTGGACCACCAACACACTCACTTGGAGTAGTACTATAATTTATAAAATCACAAGTTGGTATACTATAACCATTAACAGTTCCTGCACAATCAACACATGTTGTGTTCCAACTTAAATTTGTAGGTACAGGATTATCTTGATCTGTAGTTAATGGATTACAAATCGGTTCATTACCATAAACTTCTTCATTAGTCCAATTTGGTTGGTCTTCAGGTATTTCATCTAAATAATTACTACAACCTGGTTTTCTACATTCACCACAAGCGTCATATTGAGGCCTTTCACCTAAATCTCCTGGTTGTAATATTGGAGCGATATAATCAGCAGTTCCCCATTCAGGTATTTGTTCATAAATGTAATAACCACCATCACATTCTTGACGACATTCATAATTATAATATGCACAATATTTACTATTACAAGTTGTACCCATACCAGGATCTTGTTCTGTTGGACAATCAGGTAATCTAACACCATTAACAACTTGACACTCTTGTTGGTTTTCAAATATTAATACATCACTACCATCAAGTTCGACACACCTGCCACAATTATCAAATTCAAATGGACAATCACATAAATTATTATTATCTGAATAAGATTCAAAACTTCCACCAAAACCATCTGCGGCAACCCAACAAAGTGAACCTTCTCCTATACCACATAATAATTCTAAATTAGGATCTCCATCACAAAAGAAAGAACTACCAACATCACAAACAATACCATCTCCATCTTGGTCGTAATAGTATTCTTGTGCACCATCACCACCACAAACTCCACAATCGTCACAAACATTATTCTCACAATCACAAATTTGATTTAATGTATTTTGTGGGTTAGTGGTATCACAAGTAACAGGATTCCAATCTGAAAAACAAGTACCACAATCATTTTGATCTCCACATGGTGACCATGAGCTATCAGTTGAATATTGAGTACAATCACCTTCACATATACCACAAAAATCTAATTCAGCATCACCACCACAAGAACCATCGGCAGGATAAGTACAATCATAAACATTACCTTCACAATCACAAGCTCCTTCTTCATATCCACAAGGTACTTCAGTTTCTGTACCAACTGTGTCACATAATATTCCTCCACAACAACAATTATTACAGAAGTCTAAAATTGCAGTTCCTCTACATTCACCATTACAATCATAATAACCATTTTCATCAAGATTACCAGATGCATCAAAACCTAAATTAGCAGCTGGTGGTATATTTGAACACTCATTATTACAATCACAAACCAAATAATTATCATCACCATATGATGTATTACAACAATATTCATCAGCTGAACCATTTGGACATATTTGTGTATTTTTTGATCCACCACAATCTCCACATTCATCGTAAGAAGAGTCACATATTTCATCAAGTGTTGATTGTGAACAAAATTCATCCATTAAACCTGCATCTATTGTAACATTTGCACCACTACCAACATAATAACTTGAAAATTCAGTGCCACCAGGATTATTACATGAATATTGAGGACTTGTAGAACAATCATAACAACCGACACCATTTTGATCACCATCATAACACCACAATTGAGCCGGTGTTCCTTCACAATCACAATTTGGAACTCCTGTACGAGCTTCTATGAATATACCATTATATTCTATTTCAGGAAAATTTGAAGTTCCATATCCAGGTCCTCCACAAACTCCACAAGTATCACAAGTATCTACAGGTGTATTACAACTACCAGGAGTATTGGTACATGGTAATCCAAAATCATCTAATCCTCCTGAACAATCATATAATATATCAACACCACCTCCACAAACATTACATGCATCGAGATTTACTTCATTACATCCACAAGCACAAGTATTACAACTACCACCACATGTTCCACAAGCGTCATTGGTTGAACCTCCACCACATGAAGCTTCTAATTCTGCAATTTCTTCAGGACCTGGTAACAAATAAGCGTTTTCAGCTCTACAATCCCATACTTCACCATCACCACCTGCATAAAGAGCTCCACAAGAACACCAAGTATTATCTATTAAACAATCAATTGATGTATATTGTTGACATGGAGTTCCATCTGGTAGTGTAAAGAAATATCCAGTATTACCAGATGAACCACCTGAACATTCACCACAATCATCAAGTACAGCTGTACCATTACATTCATCATTACAATCTAAAATGTGTGGTGTAAAATCATCAGGATTTCCATCACCAGTTGTATCTGTTCCATTGATGGAATTACAAGAACATTCTCCTTCTGGAATTCCATCTCCACCACAGATACCACATTCATCATTTCCAATTTCATCCACTCCAGTTCCCAATAAAGGTCCATTACATACACCATTACAATCTACAATATTTCCGTCACAATCACATTGATCAGCTGGAATACCATCACCACCACAAACGCCGCATTCGTCAAAAATTTTTTCCGAACCACATACACCATCACAACCAATTCCACATGCACCATCCATACTATTTTGAATTAATATTGTTTCTATTAGTGGTGAATAAACACCATCACCATAATCAGTTAATAAAGATGGTTGTCCACAACCACCAGCATGTCCAGCATCACCTGGACAATTTCCAAAACAATCTTTAGACCAACCATCAATACAAATCCAAGTATTTCCATTGTCGTAATCTGCCATGTTTTCCCATGGTGGAGCACAATCGTCAATCGCAGCTGTTGTAGTTCCACCGATACATTCACCACAAATTGTTCCTTCATCATCACTTACTTGATCTGATGATGAACACTGTCCGTTGCAATCTAAACATTGACCCAAACCACAATTAAAAGTAGTATAACCAGTGTCATCCATATATACAGTTCCAATTAATGGATGACCAATACCTTGAGCTACTCCATCACAAAAATATCTTTCACATTGTTCATCTTGATCTATTCCATTTTGAACATTATCATAATAATTCATCCAAGCATCTGGATTTATACATTCATAATCACCATCATCACAAGTTTCTATAAAACACCCTTCTCCGTTTGGATATAGTGCACCACTTATAGATGTATTTTCAGGAGAACATTCTCCTGTATCATGATTTGATATACAAGTATTATTACAATCCAATGTATGTCCAAAACAATCACAATATGTATCATCTTGTTCTGCAGAAAATGGTAATTCTACACTACCAACTTCTCCATTTGCAGTGTAAACACAATCTGCATTAGAATCATCATTAGCTTCTGGATCAAAATTACAAACACTATAACCTGTATTGGGTTGTAGAAAAGCTCCTGGATCTTTACAATAACCAAATTCATTTGGAAGTCTTATATTATCACCATCTGGTCTACAAAACCCATATACATCTGGAAAAGGACCAGGTTCATTTAAACTACAACCAGGAATTATTATATAAACAAAATCAGGACTTATATAATCTTGATTAAATAAATCAGGTGTTCCAAATGATGCACCTGTATCAGGTATTTCATTTGATTCAAGAATAGTAGTTCCATCAGAAGTAGCTGTTAAAAAGTAATCTAATGCATCTGGTTTTACTTTTATAGTTAATACACCAAAATCAGGTGTTTGACTGATAAAAATAAAAAAAGTTGGTCCAGCATCAGTACTGGGATAATAAGAAGTTTCTATATCTTGTTCATTACCATCAATATAAATTTTAAACTCATCAGCTGCATTTATTTCAACAACATTAGATTCTTTATCTAACATTTGATAACCAGCTAATACTATACCTATATCTTTATTTGCCATCTAACTTTCCTCTGGTAAAGTCCATCTGAACCAACCAGCATTTGTTGTTTTTAGTTTTATTCCCATTCCAGGTTTCAAATTTATATTAGGTCCAACCCAACCAATTCCACCTATATAATTAAAAAAACCATTGTCTAAATTTTCGTCACTACCTGCACAATTTTCATTTGCACATAAAATTACATATACATAATCACCTGTCATAAAAGTTGCTGGTGTTGTATCTCCAGTATCTGGATTATTCATATAAAAAGATTCGTTCAATAACTGAATCATATCATAATTATTACCATCAACATTCGGGGGTAAATAAGAACCTATCAAACTATAAGCTCCTCCTCCTGGTATATAAATAGGTGGAAATTCAGATAACTGTGTTCCTAAAATATCAATATCTCCAATTGTAAAATCTCTTTCAACTTCATCAGAAAAACCATCAGAGTTTGCTATTGTTAATTTAGCAGTAATTATACCACCCCCACCAAACTCATCAGTAGGGTCGGAATAAAGTGGTATTGTAAATCCAAGTTGAGGACCTGTGCCAGTCCATGTATTTCCATCAGTATCTTCTACCTCCCAAGAATATCCTGAAATAACGACATTGGTATCATAATCCGATTCATTAGGCATTGCAAGTGAATTATTTCCAACTATTGTTATTTGATTATTTTCAAATAAAGGATCTGTTATATCGTTTATAAAAGCTATCGGATTAAATGTACAACTACCATCATCTGTAGCTGAAGTATATGTATCTCCTGTACAATAATATGAATTACCACATTCACCATCACAAATATAATTATTGGCCAATGCATCCAAACAATCTTCATACTCACAACTACCATCATTAATTGTCGCATTTGTATCTTGATTTGTTGCACATGGATCATCACAACCAGGTCTATCATCATCAGTTATTGTAATTTGATTTGATAGTCTCGATGGACTTCCATCTTGTGTTTTAATTTTTATTTTATAATTACCTAGTCCTAAATTAGCCGATTCAAAAAATTCTTCAATATTAATATTTAAATCTACATATTGATAAGAATTACAATCATATGAAGTATTTATTTCAGTATATAAATGTTCAGAACTACCATTTGATAAATTTATAAAAGATACTATTAAAGGTGAATCGGAATTAGAAATATTTCTATATCTAAATCGAGCATACATATCGGTATTTGTTCCCAATTCATAAGAGGATGGTGGTTGTGTTGAAAAATATATCAAAGATGAAAAAGTTGTGCACTCACCATTATTACAATACTCACAACTTCCACATGTACCACAACTACCACCACAACCATCTGAACCGCAATCAAGGTCAGTACAATCTGGCATACATACACATATACCAGCAATACATTCATATTGATCACTATAAAGTGATTCACAATTGTTTCCACAACTTATCGTTCCACCACAACCATCATCAAATGTCTCACCAGGACATTCATCGTATGTAAAATCATTACAAGTTAGTGGAGTACAAGGGCATAATAAAGCCGCACTGGTTTCATACACCTTATCACAAATAAATAATTGATCACTACAAAGACAATCTGCACCTTGAGCTGGAATTGGAACAGTTACTGAATTTGCTTGACATTGTGTATTATTTTGATAACACGAAAAAGTTACAGAAGAGTTGTCCGGACAAACCTCAACCTGACCCAATTGTTCTCCAGATGGACCTAAACAACCCCCTTGAGAAGTAAGATTTACATCTATTCTATAATCTTGTTTCATTATATATTTTCCTTAAATTTTAACCAACCAAATGGAAGTCCACATTGAATCATTTCATCTCTTAATCCACATTCACATTGATAACCTATTCCATCTATACTATAAATACCATCATCACAATTACCAGAACAATTTCCTGGAGTACAAGTTGATGTTAAATCAGCTAATAAAAATCTTATTTTTCCTACAAAACCTTTTACTATACAACTACCATCAGATTCAGTACAACCATCAGGCATTGAGTTTCCCGTTTCATATAACGCGTTTCCAAATTCTTCTTCTCCCATATCATCTGTACTTATAAATTCAAATCCATTATAATATAACATACCTTTTTGCATACCAACTAAAGATGTTGTTTCTATTGAATCACCATTTATTATCGAAGCTAATGAAGCTAATGAAGGAGCTTCTGACATATCACAATCATCCCATTCCACACCATCACAATATTCATCCGGATTTACTAACCAAATATAATTATAAATATCTTTTATTGATATAGATTTTTCATATGGGTAATAAAAATCAAATTCTCCTCTAAATGGAACTACACCTCCACCTCCAGTAGAACGAAATTTATCTCTCAATTCAAGGTCAACAGGTTCTGCTCTAAATGTAAATGTACAAGTACCATTATCAATAGTTGCATTTACATCATAGTTATCTGCTCCTGAATATGTACAACCATAACAAGATTCAGCTTGATAACCTGCATCACCTGTACACACACCACAATCATCTATAAATGAATCACCATCACATACGCCTGCACAATCAACTATTGCTATACAATCTCCATTGCAATCATAATTTGTTGGTGGACCATCTCCATCACATACACCACATTCATCATTTACTAATGCAGAATCACATTGATTATCACAACCAGACCTTGTATAACATTCAAAATCAGGATAACAAGTTGATGTAGGTCCGCACAATGTATCTCCTGTAGCAGAATCTATTGAAGTTGTACAATCTACGGGTTCTGGATTTCCGCAACCACATCCAAGATTTACAATTGAACCATCACATGTTCCACAGTCGTCATAACCTGAACCATCACAAACTCCACAATCGTCTAATACTCCATCACCTCCACATTCTCCACATTCATCAAAATTATTATTAGGACAATCGTCTTCTTCGTCACATATACCATCTCCATCAGAATCTACAAGACAATCACCATTACAATCACGATAAGGTGGTGGGAATGAACAAGGAGCACATACACCTATGTTACAAGCTCCTTCTGTTTGACAAACCACAGCATCTCCGTCACATACTCCAGCACAATCTTCTACTGCTATTCCACCACATTCATCAAAACAATCTATGAATGTAATACAATTTCCATCACAATCAAATCCAGCAGGTGGTTGTGAATCATCAGCACAATTACAATATGAAGTGTTATTATTATAAGTATAAAAACAACTTCCATCATCCCAAATAGCTTCTGCATCAGGATTACATGCTGGAGTTGCATCATCTGTACACCCACCACACACTGCAGTTCCTTCTTCTGGATAATCTGCATCAGTTGTACAATTTCCACAAATATCAATAACTCCACCACCTGGACAATTATCTAATAAATTAGAAACAAATGGAACACCCCAAATACATTCATCCGTATTATTACATTCTGTTGATGTTGTTATACTTCCACATCCTATAGATACTTCAGTATTTGAATAACAATGGTCAATGAGATTTGGATTATTAGCACACATTGAATAACCTTGATTATCAGGTGATTCATTGGATGGTGTATCTTCTCCAAAACCATCTCTATCTATATCTCTATAATATTTTATTCTAACATCTGGATGACAACAACCTGCAGGTTGTGAATCATCATTAGTCAATACATATGTGTCCGATAGTGGATAATAATCTGTAAGACTTGAACCATCTACATTACCTGCACAATCAGTACATGTTGAACCATCACCATTACATACACCACAAAAATCATAACAATTACCCAAAGAACAATTAAAATAAAAAACTTCCCCATTAAGTTGTTCTTTAAAATCACAGGCAAAATTTGCAGCTGTTCCATTACCATCAAAACATTCACCACCATGTGTTGCTATATAAGTTTCCCATATAGCTAATGATATACATGCATCATTACAATCTAATATATAAATCATACCATCATCTGCTTTACCACAATTAGGTGTTGGTGCACAATCAAATCCAGCATTAGCATGTCCTTCTGGATAAACATAAACATCTTCATCTAAATAACCCATACATTGTGAATAATCACATGAAAAAGGACCTAAACCTGGTGGGTCAAACATTCCTCCTGGACCATCTACGGTATATTCACAACTACCATCGTTTATAGTTGCTGTTGGTAAATAATTACAAGCTGATGGATCTGTACAACCATAAACTGGACAATCTGGACACTCTGGACAACATGAATCACAATCTGGACACTCTGGACAATCAGGGCAGTCTGGACAATCAGGGCAGTCTGGACAATCTGGACAATCCGGAATGTCTGGACATCCACCATAAAATTGACACCATTCTTCTTCAGATTGTAAAAACTCATTGGTAATTGGGTTTGTATAATTATCCCAAGACATATATAAATCACCACTATCAACTGGATTTTCAGGTACCACACATACTTCTATTGTACATGGTGAAGTTGAATTACCTTCGTCATCTTCAAGTTCCATTTTAACCCAATATCCTTTTAAAGGTTCAATATTATATAAACTACCTACCCATCCAAGATTTGCATTATAATTTGCTGCAATACCCTCACCTATAATCGAAGAAAGTCCAGTAGAAAGAGCAAAATCTGGATTACTACAATCAGTTCTACAACTGGCAAGATTTTCAATAGATGTATCTGCATCAGTCCAGTTACCCTCATCACCACTCTGAACATCGTAACAATTAGCAGCCAATAATCCAGGAATACTTATTAAATTTGCACCTTGATGAACCTCTAAATCATAACAATGTATCACGTCGGAGTTCCTCCACTATCATCTTCTATACAACAATATGTTCCTTCAATATTTGTACATGTATAATCTATAGGACATTGATCTGAAGTACCACCTGGACATTCATAACCAGGACATTGATAACCAATATCGTCATTTTGACAACATTGTGCACAGCACCTACTTAAAAATTGGTCATTGATATCAAATACATTTTGATTACAATCTCTACAATTAAATGTTCTACAATCACATATCTCTGTAACCCCGTCATCTATATCATCTATAGGTGGTAGTGGTGTAGCTATCTCAATTGCGGTATTATAAAAATTAATTATATCAAAGCTTTCGTTTAAATTTGTTTCTCTACCTATTCTTTTTATATGTGATATGTAAATCTGATCACCATGTCTACAATATATTCTACCATCTTCATTAGCTGGTACAGGATATATATTAGGATTATATGGTGTATCATTACCCATAACAGGAACAGTGATAATGTCAACTTGATTATATTCTTCAGATATATTAGGATTATATCTAAAAGCTCCTATAACAGATGGTTTACCTTCTCTATCAGTATGACAATAAGCTATAAATACATCACCAGTATCTAATCTTTGAATTTCTTCAGGTATAAATTGCACAAAAGCTTGTGAAACCTGTTGTGTATATTCAAAATATACTCTTTGAGGATCTAAAATATCTGTTGGGTCAGTTCTAGAATTTGGCATTTAAATACTCCAATTATTATATTTTATAACCACGAGCTCTTAATAAATCACTCTTTGATATTATCTCCACTTTGCACCTTGCTCCTTCACCAGAATTATTTATATAATTTCCAGGAGTATCAGTTGCTGGTTCAACATTCCACCTCCAATAATCTGGATCATTTTGTACAGGTGTACAATTAGGATTACATTGTGTACCAGTACAATCAGGTGCAGTTCCTGTACAACTACCTTGTATTTGTGTTTCTACTATACTTGGATTATAATTTGCAACAATAAAATACCACTCATTTCTATCAGTTGGTATTCTTGTATAAGTTAAAGCTTGTTCTAAATTAAGTGTGTCACCGACACCAATCATTTGATTATATATATGAGGTAAACCATTAGTATTATCTAACCTTCCAACATCATATGAACCGACATGTGAATTATAAATCTCACCACCATCATTAACCACAAGTCTAACAAACCTAGCATGACTTGTATCATCAAACAAATAATTGTAAGGTGATGCACCATCCCCAAATGTAAGTGCACAACTTTCATCCATACAATCATCTTCCCCAATAGCAAAAGTTTCTAACACAAAACCATATACACTACCATTACTTAATGGGGCACCAAAATTAAAAAGTGTTCCATTTGATTTTTTGTCAATAAATCTAACCCACATTGTTATGGTAAATCCATCACTTTGATAATTTTCAATTCCTGTTAATTCACCAGTTTCTGCTCTAACTATTATTGACTGATTTAATCCTCTAAATTTTAAATAACCTTCAGCTATATCTGAATAATCTATTCTATCATCAATTTCATCTGGATCTATAATTTCATCGATATCTTGTAAATAAGGATTTATTCTGTTTCTTAATGTTTCTAATGATTTATTTTCATTAACTCCATCTTCATGTCTAACTAATCTTGTTATATATCCAGCATTAGGACCTAATTTAGAAATATCATACAAATCACTATAGTCATTTGATAAGTCTCCAACATTTCCACCCACATCCCAATCAAGGTCAACTCCAGGTGCACCATCTGTATCAAAATCTGGTGGGTTTGGTGCCAATAATTGGCCAAATTCAGCAAAAAGTCTATCTATTCTTTCTTGTCTTGTTTGAATACCTGGTAATAATTCATATATAGTTGTATCTAATATTTCTTCAGCTTTTTGATGATCGATTAATGTTTTATCAGTTTCTAATGGTATCAACTGACTTAATAAATTTAAAACAGGAGTATCACAATCATTACAAGTGTCAACAGCTGGTGTTAATACTTCTAATGTGTATGTAACAGGAGATCCATCTGTTAAAACATGATTTGCAACTATTTGAGCTGTATTTCCTGGATCTGGATTACCGTAAATAGTGTTTCCATATTCATCCAACTCTAATGTGTCAACTGCTTGAAAACCATTCCAATTCCAATACCACATACCTGAAGTTCCATCTGTTACCCATTCTTGAGATGGTATGTCATATAGTTTATTACCATATGAATCTTTTTGTCCAGTATAATAAGTTTCTGAAATTGCATCTATAAATTCATCAATACCTACTTGATTATTCATTTTTTGATAATCTTCTTGATATATTACATTTTGTTTGTTTTGTGCAGTTCCACCAGTTTGAATATGTCCACCATCACTTACTGTTTTTCTATAGAAATCTAAATCTAATTGAAATTTTAAATTATAAAAATAGGGTGAATGCCTATGAAGCATTATCATTTTTATAATTTGATCAATGATGTGATCTCTCATTTGATCTTTAATCCAAGTGTTTGCCATTTTTAATTTACCTCTTTACTTTAAATTCAAAACCATCGTCAAAAATTTGTTCTTGACCATCGTCATATTTTACTTTAAGTAAAATTTTATAAACTCTATCAGGATAAAACCCATCCAACCATTGATTGAAATAATTTCCATTTAAATCAACACTCATAGATGAAAATTGTCCAAATGGTACAATAGTTTCATCAGTAGCTACATCTTTTATTGAATACCAACCACTACCAGTTGGTACATATGAACCTGTTGTAGTTTGAACTGATGTATTAAAAGTTTTTTGGATATATCTTTTTCTTGCACCAACTCTAAACTTAACTTTTTCACCTTCTTTATAACTTTCTTTTAATCCCCTCATATATAAAAAGTTGTCAGCTAATCCACTCATTGTTAATTCATTCATACTACCTGTAACATTTGAATCAAATGTTGAATCATTCCATTTTACTTCTAGTTTTGGTGCATATATTGTATTGGTATTTTTTGAAAAGAATTTTAAATCACCATATGTTATTTCACCATCTGTACCAGTAGCTAGTTCTTGACTTCCACTAAATCTTAATAAGTAACCTTCTATTGGATAATTTTTATTATTATTAAATATTTGTAAAAGTATAGGAACAGTCATATCCATATTAATATCAGGAGATTCATATGAAAAAGATTGAACACCAAAAGTATTTGAGCCTGTAATATAATCTTGACCATCATTATATTTACCAGCAGAATTATTACTCCAACTAACAGCTGTACTACCCGGTTTATTTTGTCTATTATCCCAACTACAACCATCAGTAACTTTAGGGCTATCACCAAATTTACCAGTACCTTCATCCCACGAAGCTGATAACATATGTGCAACAATTTTGTATTCTGATGAATTATCTCGATTACCTTCAGCTTCATACAATCTTAAAAAAGCTCTTGAAGTAGAATCTGTTGAACCTAATAATGGTATCTCACCTCTAGCAATAGATTGAGATAATGGATTTATATCAAAATCAACCAAAACTCTTGTAATATGATTTAATGAATTATTATGATAAAACTTTTTTAATTCTAAAATTTCATCTTGACCAAAATTTTGATCTCTTTGACTAACACCAGTGATTAAATTTGAACCACTTGAAATCCATGTATCTTTTTTTGAAAAATAAAATGTATGCATTATATTACTACTCCTCTTATGTTTTCTCTTGGTTTTTTTAGTTCAAATACTGAAGGTTCAACAGATGGTAATATAACACCACGTGAAACATATCCATCTCCAGTAGGATTATAAAAATCAGCAAATGGATATAAAAACCCATAACCATCTTGACCAATACCTTCATCAGGACTACCCACATTAAAATTCCATAATTGTGGTAAATCAGCTGGTAAACCATCTAATGATTCATCATACAAATTATGAAAATCTTGTGTTAGTTGTAAAAAGTTAACAGACCTAACACCTTCTAATCCCATCAATTCATATTCTAAATCTGATGTGTATATTGGTTGTCTAAATTGCATTTTGTCAATATCAAAATATTCTGTTATTTTATCTATACATCTTAACTTAACATCTCCCTTATTCGCTGAACGATGAGCGACAACTTCAAACGCAACACCAAAGTTAATTATTTTTCCATCTCTGATATTAATCTGATCTGTTATCATTCTGAAATTATTTAAATATTCCTTTATGTTTTGTTTTAATGGATGAGCAATTGAATCGGTTGATGGTAAAGTAACTAAATTCTTATTATTATCATATCCCAATGCAAAAATATCAATAGTAGCTAATGCATTTGTTCCTATATTATCAATATGTTGTTGATATCTATTACCAAAATCAGTTAGTAATGAAACAGCAGTACTAATTTCATTATTATCATTAGATTGTATTTTTGAAATTATATCATCAATGTCGTTTGTATTAAATCCTGGAACATCATCCGAATCTAACTCATTAAATATTTCGTTTATAGACGAACCAACTCTATCAACACCTGTTCTTTTTGCAAATACCTTAGCTATACTACCAAATCTTGGTGGAATGTTTAAAACTCTAGCTTCAAAATCTTCTTTTGTAACACATCTGTTTTGTGAAGCAAAAAATTGTTTAGATTTATGTCGTATTTCTTCTATAGTTTCTTCATCATTACCACCATAAGCTGGTGAATCATTTATTACATTTATTGCTGTAGTTTGATTAGTTAAATATTTAGCTGCTGTATTAGTAGCATCAACTAATGAACCAGCCGAAACATTACTAGCTATTCCACCACCGACACGATATGTTACTCTTAATGTTGTATTTCCAGGAGTTTCACCTAATGTCATTCTTGAGTCACCCTGACGAGGGTCTAAAGAGATATCTAAATTATTAGAATCTGGATCTCCAGGAGTTACAACAAAAGCATCTGCTAAATTTGCAAATTCTGTTTCTAATGTTCCTGCTCCTCTTCTTAAAACACCATTTCCAAATACCAAAGAAGTTGTATTATCATCATTTACTTCTGTGATAAATCTTTTTCCAGTTTTTATATATTGTAATGTATATGGAACAGCTACTGATAAAATATTTTCTGATGAGTCGTGGTATGCACTTGCTCTTGTACTATCTCCAACATAAAAAGTTTCAATTGGTACTTTGTCTTGTGCTAAATAATCAACTTCATAGTATCTATTACCATTATTTAAATCTTCAACCTTTACAATGTCTATAACATTTTCTTCAGGTAGTGTTAAATTTAAATATTGTTGAGGACTTCCTATAGTAAAATCTTTAGTTCTTGTTTCTCCACTAATAGCAAGTACTTTTCTTGTTAATTGGTATTTGGAAATAATACCATTCGCATCTGTTTCTGATGATACAGGTACTGGATCTAACGAACTACTAACTGTAAAATCAACAGGTTCTAATGTTTCAAATATTATATTTGAATCTTCAGAAGATTGTATTTGTAATCCTTTATCAAGTATAACTGCAGATGTATAATCAGGTTTTCTATCATTAATATCATTGTTAGATTCTACATCTTGTGTAATTGTCAATTCAACATATGCTGGAATTGTCGGTTTTACTTTATATCCTAACATTTTTGCTATATTTGTTATGTTTCTTCTTTCTTGAGCTAAAGGTAACATCATTTCTTTATATTGTTGATCTATATAAAATGATAATACATCACCAACATAAGCTGACATTTCTATTAACATCATTCCAGGAGATGTCTCGTTAAAATCTTTATATGAATTTGGAAAATATGTTTTTGCATATTCAATAAGATTAGATTTGAATGAGTCAAAATCTTTATTTAAATAATTTATATTAGATTCTTTAAATTCTCTGTTTGAATTTGCCATTTATTATTCTCCTATAGTTACACTAACAGTGTCAAAGTAATCTTGGTTTTGTTTTATATTAAACGATAAAGATATATCTATTTTATTTCTACCAATATCTGATACATCTCCATTAAATGTAACTTGTAAATCAATAACATTTACAAATGGTAACCAAAAATCAAATGTTTGTAATATTTCACTTTCAATTTTTAATCTTAAATCTTCATCTAATGGTTCAAATAAATATTTTTTTAAATTTAAACCTAAAGAGGGTTGCATTATTCTTTCACCTCTTTCTGTTAATAGTAATGATTTAACATTATTTCTAACAGCATCAAAAGTTGTTTTTGTAGAAGCAAACCACCCCTCATTACCATCTGATTTTCTGAATGGTAAGTCTATACCTATAAAGATTTTTTCATCTCTATCATTCTTTAATGGTTTTATTTTATTATTTATTATAGCCATTTTATAAATCTACCAAATCGTCTTTTAATAATCTTACTCTAGTCTTTTTTTCATTTGTAGAACCAACAGGATTACTACCAATATAAGCGTGTCCTTTAGATTGCATAGCACCACCTTGTCCACCTGTTTTACTAAAGTTTACTTTAGGTACAAGTACACCTTTACTACCACCTTGAAGAGGACCTGGAGCTACTGTTGCCTGTGCAGCAGGTGAACCAGCAGTTGGAACACCAGGAGCAACCATAACTGTTGGTAAAACATCAGCTTGATATGGAGCAGTTGTTGTCATTTTCTCAACTTCTAAAACTGCTTTCATTTCAACTATTCTAAATGTTTGTGATGTAATCCAATTAACTATAGCATCACGCTGAGCTTCGGCTAATGTAGCACAATTTCCAGAATCTACAGCGTCTCCACCGAGACTATCTAAACAAGCTTTTTCTAAATTGTCTTTTAATCCCATTAACTATTTCCCTTTTTCTTATCTATTGCTTTCATTACTGCTCTATAATCTTTTTTTAAAAAATCCATACCAGGAGCATTTGGATTAACTCCCATTTCAGCTGCTAAATTACCATTTGGGTTATTAGCAGTAGATACATCACTATAAGCAGAACTTAAAACATCGTTCATTTTACTTGAATCATATACACCACCACCCATTGAACTCCATTCTTCGTCATTTTTTGTTTCATTTAATATATCGTTTATAATAGAATTTTTTGAAAATGTTTTTTTCTCAACAACTTTCTTCTTAACTTTTTGTTTTGGTGATGATAGTGAAGGCTGTTTTAATTCAGTTATCACTTCTTGAATCGCCATTGCAACTTCTTCTCTAACGATTTGTCTAATTATAGTTTTTACATTTGTTTTCTTTTTCATATGACCTTCCTTATTCTGGTTTTTGTCCATTATCTTCTATGAAATGGTATTGACTATTAAAAGGTGTTGATGTAACATCACTTATCTTTTGTTTTACTTGTTGTAACTTTGGTAATAGTGGAGCTCCTGTTGAATCCATTATTGGTATTGGTGCCCCTTGACATAATCCATGTGCTTGTTCCATTACTTCTATAAATTCTGTTAAAAATAACCTTAATTGTTCACCCAAAACTAATGGTTCGGCTGGACTATCACCACCCTCATCTCTTTTAGCTTTTGCCTGTCTTCCTAAATAAATATTAGAAGATTCAATAATTGTTTCATTTTCCGAAATAAAATTTATACTTGTTCCTGAGCCTAATACTATGTTTTTTTTAGAAGACAGAAATATACTATCTTTTTTAGAATTAATTGTAATTTTATCAGAATTAAAAAATATTTGAGGTTCGTTATATTCATAGTTATATAAACCTTTTGATTCTTCATTTTCTGGATCAAATGCACCTATCAATCTTTTTTGACCATTTTCTTTATCTAAACCAACAGTATCACTAGATAATGTAAATAAATTTGGAATAGGTTCAGCTTTTTCTTCGTCTCCCTCAAACACAATATCGTTAGGAAAATGTTGATGTATAGTACCATCATCTGAAATTAATATAATAGAACCATCTTCATTACTTTCGGCTGAATTTCCAAGTTCTCTTCCATTTGAAAAAAGCATGTATGGATTCATATCTCTACTACCCACTCTAATACTATTTCCATGTCTACCCTCTAGTAACATATCACCATGAGTTTCTTTTAACTTTTCTCTTTTGTATCTATTTAAGGAATCATCTAATTCTGTTGTATATGTTTTTTGTAATCTTTTGATTTCAGTTGAACTGGCAAATGTTGATGATAATCCATATTTAGAAAACCCAGCAGAACCAGGTACTGATTTTGCAATACCTCCCAACTCACTCGTGTTTCTTACATTTAAGTGATCTATATTCCAATTAGGACTGTTGGTAGTATTTATAGGTCCTAAATAATAATCAACTCCTCCAAATGTACACAATAAAACCTGGTCACCTTTAATTGGTGTATCTGTAAATCCTCTAAATAGTGGATAATATCTTTTTTTATTTACACCTTTTAATTTTATACCATTTGCAGGAGATATATGAGATTTAGCCAATATACTATTTATATCTCTATCTGATTCATATGCGGGTGATTCACTATTTATAACAACATCCAATACAACTCCAGGTACAAATTGTAACCAAACAGGAACAGGTTTACTACCACCAAATAAACCAGATTGATTTTGTTTACTTGGCATTGTTGACATGGTTGAACCCATTAACTATTACCCCCTTTAAAATCTACAGTTTTATTTTTTATATTTTCAAGTCTACTTTGTTCTTTATTTAAATCATCTACAGTTTCTTGTAATGTTCCCATCAACTCTTCTTTTTCAGCTTCTGATAATAACATAGTTTCATCACTAGCACCATCTGATTTACTTATAATTCTTTGTAACACACCAGCTAACTTAACTAAATGTTCATCATTCTTAACTGCTGTATCCATATATTCTTTTATAATAGGTGCAACCATAACCACATCATCTATGGTTTGAATAAATCCGTGTATTTCTGATATGAGTAAGTCTATTTGAACTTTACGCTTTGTGGTGTTTTCGTAAATATCTTTTGTTAAATCTTGAAAACTTTTACCCTCGAATATTTCATTGTCTTTTGACATGGTTTTCTCCTATATATACTTAATCATATATAAATATAAAGTTTAAGAAAATTGTGGGTAAAAATAAAAAAACCCACTAAAAAAGTAGGTTTTTTAACATTAATATTTATTTTTTACTTTAAAAAAATTTATTAATTAGATTACTTTGTTTATTAACACTATAATGTTGTTCAATTATTTTTTTATAATGTCGTTTAAAAACATTAACTACAGAGGTTATGTGAATAGTATTAACATTAGTCATTTCTCTAATTAAAATATATAAAGCTTTTTTATTAAAGTTTTCTATTTCGTTTTTATTTTTGAATAATTCCACTATTGCATATGCTACTTCTATATCTCTTTTTTTATTAAAAATATTTAATATGTTTTCATCAAAATATTTTATAACATCATTTAATAATTCTTCGGCTAATTCTTTAGATTCACCTGATTCATATGATTTATCTTTTACAACATCAATATTATCATGAATTTTTAATTTTTTATAATTGTTATTATTATGAAGAATTAAATAGTTTTTTGCAACAATAGAAAAATAACTAAATGCCTTTGAACCTTTAGTGTGGTCATATTTGTGAATATTCATTACTAAAAAAGAAACAACTTCATTTTTAACATCTTCAAATGGATAATCAAAGTAACTAAATTTAAATGTATTAATTACATTTTCTGCCAGTTTATCAAAAGCTGGGTGTATTTTTTTTTGGTATGTTTGATTTCTTTCTGATTGATCTTTATCAGAATCTAAAGAATTATATTTTATAATTGCATCTTGAACAACTTCATCAAAATACATTCTTTTTTTACTTTTCGGTCTGGGCATCTTCCGTCTCCTCTGTTTCAAATATATCATTTAATAATAATTGAATATCTTTTAGTTGTTTAAAAAAAAATCCTACTTCATCATCTGATTCATAATGTCCTTTAGAATCTACAAGTTTCATTCTTTCTGTTGAATACTCTATCATTTGTTGAATTTTTATTATAAAGTCTTCATACTGATTTATTCTTCGTAATGAAAAAAATAATAATGTAGATGATACTACACTAATTAAAAAAAATATTATTGAAATTGTTATCCACATATTATCTCCTAATTAAAAAGTTCATCGAACTTTGCTTTCATATTTTTAATATCTTTGTCTGATGTCTTTCTTTGTTCAACTGCTTCATCAGAATGTTCTTCTTCCCCTTGTAACCAAGTTTGTTTTTCACATATAGTTGATAACCAATCACCAAAGTGAACTATTGAACCAAGAACATGTCTCGTATCTACATAAGATTTAAAATAAGTTTCAGCTGCCGGGTCAAATAATCCATCTGCACATAAAATAGCTTTGTAGACATGTGGATTGACATCAATATGATATTTAGACAATAACCATAAAGCTCTATCGTGAACTGTCATATAATCTAAATCCTTGTTATGAGTATACCATTCATTTAATTTCTTACGTCTCCAATCATCCGTTTGATATTTGTAGTAAGGTTGTGTTCCATCACCAAGTTTACCCAAGTCATGAAACATAGCAGCCATTACAACATCAGAATCTGGATGAATTACCTTCACACCATTTGATTCATATTGTCTTTTAATCATAAGTGAATTTTTAATCACATGTAAAATGTGATCTAAATAACCACCTTTAAAACAATTGTGATAATTTGGACGACCTGATGCAGGTGCTGTTTTATATTCATCTTCAAAGTCACTATGTAACTTCAAAATATTTTCTTTTTGTTCACCTTCAAAATGTTCGTCAATTATTGACATTAATTCTTTCCAGTTGTTATCCATTTGTTCTTGATTTATCATCTTCCAACTTCTCCTAAATAATTTTCTTTTGCTTGTTCATAAGTTAAACCAAATAACTTATCCCAAAAATGTAAATCTGATATTAATTTATTATCAGATTTTAGTTTATTAAATCTTTTTTCTGCCTTTGGTTTCCACCATTCAGATATTAAATTATTATAATATACGAAATCCTGCCGTAAAAGCAAAGAACTTTTTTTAATTTTTCCACATAAAAATTCTCGTGTGTTGTCGTAAAAGGAACAAAAGTAAATTCCTCTTTGCATTCCACTAACATAATCAGCTGGCTTCATACCACATTCTCTGTATATCTTTGTATCTAAATTAGATCTAACTTTTCGTTTCTCACCAAAGTATTCTTCCCACACTCTAACCATATCCTTTGGTAATTTAATTGGCATCTTACCAGTTGTCTTACCTCTCTTTTTAAATGTTGGCATACTATTATATTGAGAATGTGTTCCATATAATGATGTTGTAGTCATACCAACTAACACATCACCATACTTTTCTTCCCAAGATTTTCTAATTACATCTGAAGTAATCATAAGTGCCATAAGTTTACCACCCAAGAAGTTATGTCCTAATGGTTGCATAGGAATTATAGCCTGTCCACAAGCCACATTGTTTAATCTTTTATTTTTATATCTATCATCCCGTGTCCAACCAATATATTTGTCTCTACCACCCAAGTCACCAAAGTCAGAAGTTACAGTTAAAGCTCCAAGATATTTATCAGTAGTTTCATCTATAACTAAAAATTTCATATTACGGCCAGGATTAGAAACATTTTTAAAACTTGAAGTGAAACGAATAAGATAACGCCAATCATCAAGTTGTTCTTTGGTATCAACTAAAATAACTTTTGGTTTAAGATTTGATATATCTAATTCATTCCAAACTTTATTTTTTAGTGCATTGATTTTAAATTGTTCACCTGAACAGGCCTGTATTTCGTTATATTTATCAAAGAATACTGCTTCAGCTGCAGATTGATTCTTTTTCATATCAATGAAATCAATTATCTTTTGTTTTTCGGAATCTAAATCAAATTCTATTTCAGTATCAAAAAATTTATCTACCAACATCAGTTAAATATTTCTCCTTAGCTTCTTCCCAAGTCATGTTAAACATATCATTATAGAATAATGTTTCATCTTTTATTCTACCTTGTTCTAACATTTTAGTATATCTTTTAATTGCTTTCTTTTTCCACCATCTGTTGATGTAATCATAATCTTCTACAAACTTTTTCTTCATAACCAA